GATTGACGCATACGGATTAAATTATAATCTCTTTTCAAATGGAAATTTCAACGATCGAGGATCGACTTTTTCAAATGTCAGAGATTCAATCAGAATGGTTTATACTGATACAATTATCCCTGAAACCCAACAAATTTATAATTCAATGATTTCGCAACTTGGATTGGATAAAGACGGATATTATTTGGAGGCTTGTTTCGATCATTTGGCGATATTACAAGAGGATAATAAAGAATCAGCGGAAGTCAGAAAGATCAATTCAGAGACGATTCAAAATCTGATTAATGCGGGAATTACTCTAACGGAGGAGCAAATCGGAATATTAACTAATCTAAATAATTAATAAAATGCCATTACCAAAACCACGACCAACTGATTCGGAAACGACTTTCATTCGTCGCTGTATGAATGACGATACTATGTGGGAGGAATTCGAGGGGAATGATTCTCAAATGAGAGCCGTTTGTCAGGATATTTGGGACGAATATCAATCAGAAAACGATCAGGATTCAGAGGATAATTTAAAGAATCAGAAAAATAATAATCCCTCTTATTCAATAAAAGGAAATTCGGAGATAAAAGATATCAGTAATGATAAAAGGGAGGTAGCAATATATCTCGCTAAATTCGATAATATCGATTCAGATAACGATGTAATTATTAAAGGAGCATTTAAAAAATCTTTGAAAGAAAGAGGGGTGAATAGTTCAGGAAATCGAAAAATCCAATTTTTAAGACATCACGATTGGACGAAGCAGATCGGATCATTCACTAAACTTGAGGAGGACGATTACGGATTATTCGCAGTCGCTAAGTTAGGGACTTCAACGATAGGTGAGGACGCCTGGAGGGATTATAACGAGGGGATAATCAGGGAGCATTCAATCGGATTCAGATATATTCCTGATAAAATGAAATGGATTGAGGATAAAACTCTACCGCAAGGGGGATATAATATGATAAAAGAAGTCCAATTATTCGAGGGATCAGCCGTTACATTTGGAGCAAATGAAATGACTAATGTCGTTGGAATAGTAAAAGGAATGGAATCGAAAGAGGATATTTTAAATAATTATTGCTCTGAATTGAGTTTAATAATTGAATCCATTACAAAAGGTAAAGGATCAGAGGAAAGATTATACGGATTAGAAATGAGAGCCAAATTTTTGAGTTCGCAAATTTCAATACTCGCTAAAGTTCAGCCATTTGATAAAGATACTGAATCGAAAAGCGAGCCATTGGTTGAGAATGAGATTGATTGGAATTTCATTTTTGATAATATAAATAAATAAATTATTAACTAAAAATCAAAAAAAATGGCAGAAATGACCGCAAATGAAGTTGTTGATAAAATCAATGGCTTAATCCAGGAAAAAATGGCAAGCACGCCAACGATTGACGATGTAAATCATATCAAATCGGAAATCGAAACATTAAAATCTTTCGGGGAAAAATCTCACGAAATTGAAAAAAGTATCGCTAAATTGGAGGGTAAATTCGAATCTCTTTCGGAAAGAGCAATCGAGAAAGGAGTTGAGCCTCGAACAATCGGAGAAAAAGCGATCAAAGGAATAAAGGATCAGATCGATTCAATTAAAGACGGGAAAAGTGTATCATTCGATATTAAGACTGATACGACTATCACGGGAGATTATACGGGAAATATCGCTTTATCGGTATTAGATCCTCAAATCAATCGAATCGCTCGAGAAAGAATCCTATTGCAAAATGTCGTGAATCGAGGGACTACGACTTCAAAATTCGTGACTTATATTCAGCAAACTTTACGATCAACTTCTGATTATGTTGCTGAAGCGGGAGCAAAACCACAAGGCGAATTGAAATATCAGGAAGTTTCAAAAGAGGTAAAAAAGATTGCGGGAGTAATCAAAGTTTCGAAAGAAATGTTAGCCGATTTACCTTTTATGCAAAACGAAATCAATACCGATTTAATGGCTTCGGTTGCTGACGATTTGGAAAATGGAATCCTTAACGGGACTGGAGTTGGATCTCAATTAGAGGGGATGTTTACTCTTGCGACTGCTTGGACAGCGGGAACTTTCGCAAATACAATTATTTCTGCTAATCTTCACGATGTAATTCGAGTGGCTTGCGCAAATATTGAAGCGGCTAAATTTTTCCCGACTCACGTCGTTTTAAATCCTTTGGATGTTGCTAAATTGCAATTAACTAAAACTTCAACGGGAGAATATACTTATCCGATTTTTTATCTCGATAATTTATCAGGGCAACCAAAAATCGCTAATTTGACTGTCGTTTCTACGACTTGGATAGCGGCTAATACATTCCTTGTTGCTGATATGAGCAAAGATAATTTGAGAATGCGTGAGGCTATGAATATCACTTTCGGTTATGAAAATGACGATTTCACTCGAAATATGATCTCGATTATTTGTGAAACAAGAGCAGTAAATTATATCAAAGCAAATGATTTGGGAGCATTCCAAAAGGGAACAATCTCAACTTCAATTGCGGCTCTTGACCCAGCAATAGCGGGATAATTTAATTAAAGCGACTCAAAATGAAAAAAGATTCAAATAAAAATAAAGGATTAAAAGAGGAATTTTCGGATAAAAATATCCAGGCTATCCCCGAAATTGATCCCGCTAAATTATATCGATTCAGATCCAACGGAAAAAATAAAATAATGCCAAAGGACGCAGAATACGAATTAACGGGAGAAATTGCTTTAATCCTTATTAAAAAAGGACTTGGAGATTTAATATAAAAGAAATGATATTAAGCATTAACGATTTCACGGGAAAATATCAATTATCGAAAGGACTTTACGATAATGCGAAATTACAAGATTATATCGATCGGTATGAACCTCGATATTTGAAAGAATTATTCGGAGTAGAATTTTATAATCAAATTATAGCAGATTTCGATCCGCTTTTGAATATTCCTCAATCTCCGAATTTTACTAAATTGTATTATCCATTTTCGGAGGATGTCGCAAATTATTATTATTTGGCGAATTCTTTTCAAATAATGAATACTATTCTCGATTCAGAGGGATTAAAGGAAATGCTTAAAGGATTCATTTATTTTGAATATGCGAAAGATCTGATTAATCAAATGACTCCATTTGGAAATACAAATCCGAAATCAGAAAATAGCGAGATTGCGAATACTATTCGAAATACTATGTATAATCGATATAATGAAGCAGTCAGAAGTTATCAGGCGATTCAGGAATTTATATTATTAAATCCAAATATCGAAACGGGTCAAATCGTTCAATTATCGATCATTAATTCAGGGACTAATTATCCCTCAATGATAGCACCTTTATTATATGCTACGGAGCAAATCACGGACGGAGGAATCGGATCTCTGACTATTCAAATAGCGGGAACGAACTATCCGAATTCAGGTAATAATATTGCTTTATCAGGGGGATCAGGATCAGGAGCAACGATCGATTATATTGCTACGGGAGGGATTATTCAATCAATAAGCATAAATCAAAAGGGGATAAATTATTCAATCGGGGATTTATTATATATCCAGGACGGAGATTTGAATTGTGAGTTATATCTCGACGATTTATTTTATACGACTCAATTTATAAGCGAAGTAACGGGATCGGGATCGGTCGCTGAAATTACCACGAATGGAGTAGGGGTAATTGACGGACAATATCTTTCGAATTCAGGAAGCGGTTACGCAGACGGAGAATTTTCGACTTTCGGAGGATTCGGATCAGGAGCATTATTTGCTATCACAGTTGATCCCTTAGATCCAAATCAGTCGGTTTTTACTCTTGACTTAGTTGAGGGCGGGGAAAATTATCAGGCGGGGGATTTATTATATCTCGTCGGAGGAAATCAGGACGCAGAAATAACGATCAATTCAGTAACGGACGGAGTAATTCAATCAATTACTATCAATGAATTCGGTAAAGATTATAAAATCGGGGATATAATGACTATATCAGGCGGGGATAATAATGCTCAATTCGAGGTAATAAAGATCGGAATCGGATATAATAAATTCAAAGGGGTAAGAAAATTGTTCAATTATTGGATATGATAAAGGATATTTCAGTTCATATTAAAGAAATAGTCGAGCAAATTGATTTCTCGATTCAGGGAAAATACGATCCAATATCGGAAATAACTGAATCTTGTAAAACCAAATATGCTCGAATCGGAAAAACTTTAAAAGATTTGGACGGGAACGAATTTATAATAACTGAAATTGAATCCGATTCTTTTTTTAAAGCGGGATCGGCTGACGGATTATTATTTTTACCTGAACCTTATTTCATTAGCGGGACGAAAATATCCGCTAACCGAGAATGGACGATCGCAGAGGATAATTTATTAAATAAAACCCCTTTGATTTGGTTGCTTCACGATTTGAGGTATAAAAAGCACGGGAGAGAATCGGTTTACGATTGGGATTGTGATATTCGAGTATTCTTTATGGACGAAACGAATAATGTGGATTTTTATACAGCAGATCATATTCATAATGTAGTTGAGCCGATGTCTGAATTAGCAAAATTATTTATCGAAGTGATTAATAAAAATCGATCATATAAAACGATCGAATCATTTGAATTAATAAATTTTACTCGATTTGGAGTTGAGGATCAATCAGGATATATTAAAAACATTTTGGACGCTAATTTGAGCGGGGTTGAACTTCGGCTCAATTTAATTAGATATAAAGAAAATTGTAAATGTTAAATTAAATTTTATTAATGCTTAAAAATAGAAAAAATGGCAGGATGTAATTGTAATGTAGGATTGAGTAATACTGGACGCCCTGGTTGCGTTCCGATTCAATCCGTAACGGCTTCATTGATAATGTTGCCTTTGAGAGCAAATGACGGATCTTTAAACGGAATCGATTTGACTGCTCCACTACCGACTTGGAATGATTTGGTAAATGAGTTTGATTCAAGCAAGCGTTGGTTTCCGCTTCCTTTATTTGAAAATGTTGAATTAGCAAAAGCCGATTCTCAATTCGAAGAAGCGAATTCGGGACGAATGGCTTTTCTTCGTCAGGGGAAAAGATCCTTTGCGGGCGAATTATGGGGTGAGGATTCGACTCCGACTTTATTGGGTAAATTGAATGGAGGTCGTTGCGTATCTTTTGGAGTTTATGTCGTTGACGTAACGGGAAATTTGATCGGATCAAAAGTTGGTAATTTCCTTTATCCGATTCCCGTTGATGCTCAATCGTGGGATCCGAAATTTATGTTTGCGACTGATTCAACAGTTCAAAAAATTATGCTTGGTTTTGATTTCGATCGATTATTCGACGAATCAACTATGTATATGATAACGGCTACTGAAGCGGGAATCGATTTCAATTCTTTATCAGGATTGATCGATGTAAATTTAGTTCTTCAAAATGAAGTTTTAAATACTTCAATCGAAGCGGTTGCTTCTTTTGATTATGGAACGGCTTTGAATCCGATTCAATTCGTAGGAGCGACAATTTCTGATTTCCAACTTGAATCCGTAACCAATGGAATTGAGCCAATCGGATCGATATCTGAATCGACTCCAGGAACTTATTTGGTTTCATTTGGATTCGTAACGGGAGAAGTTTATACTTTGAGTATAATCAAAGACGGATTTTCGGGATCAGTTCAATTCGAGGCTAATTAATTTTTGAATTATGGCTACGAGAGTTGAATTTACTGAGGAATCAATGAGAAAAATTAAATCAATATCGGAAGCGATAAAGATTTTTAGTGCTCAAGGAATTCCAACCCGTAGAATTGTTTTTTTATATCAGCAAAGTTATGAAGTAAATTTCGGTAGAAATTCCGTTAATATGGCTTATCTCAATAGTTTATTTAGCGAGAAACAAAAGGAATTTTTAAAGAATTTAATCCCAAACAAGACGGTAGAAATTCAATTCAATAAAGCGGTCGATATTTGGAAACAAAAGTTTTCAGATAAAGTAATCGTAAAAAGATCAGTTTCGAAAAATATAATCGCTGAATCAGAATCGAAAGTAATTGATTCGGAGATTAAAGATTCTTCAACGGAGGGATAAACGATTAAACTATCAAACGGAAAGGGGGATTATCTTTGTGATATCCCCTTTTTTTATTCGATTGAGATAAATATTATTATTCGGATTAACTTTGAACTATGGAAGCATTATACCAAGCGATTCGAAGAAGTAAAACGGCTATCAGTCAGGAAGCGATTTGGTATAAAATATTGAGCAAGCCAGCAGTAAAAAAATATATTATTAATTTAGTCCAGGATCAGTTAAAAAATTCCATTGACGGAAATAATCAAAGGATTGAGGATACGGAGGGAAATTATTATTATTCGAAATTGACTGAACAAATTACGGGAGGTCGAAAGAGACACGGAGATCCTTATACATTATTTGATACGGGAGAATTTTATAATTCAATTATAGTCAGAGTCGGGAAATTAGAGTTTTTAATGGACGGAGATCCTATAAAAACCGACGAGGACGGAAACAAAACTAATTTATTCGAAAAATATGGCAACGAGATTGTTGGAATTACTGAAGAAAATCAGTCAAAAATTGCGATCAAAATTAAAGAGGAAATCAATCAGGAAATCCGAAATTATTTATTTCGAAAATCTCGATAATTTTCCCCTTTATAATTGGATAAAATGCACGGAGGGAAAGGTAATTTATATCAGAAAAAAGGTCGGAGTTAATGATATTCATAATGAAAATGATATAAAAATGTGGGAAAAATTATACGATCAATATATTCAAACATTCGGACTATCTGAATTATATAAAAAGATTATAAATCAAATGAAAAAAAAGGCTTTGCTCGAATTGGATTATTTAATTACGGGAGATCGATTCAAATTGACATTAATTGAAATGGAATCCAGGAAACTCGAAGCAATGCAACTAAATTTAAATAGTGGAGGAATATCAATCGATCAGGCGATAGTTCATTTATCGAAATGGTTGGGATATTGGATCAGATCAAAAGAGATTTGCGTAATTGAATTTTTCAATTTATTAAAGGAATACGAAAGGATAAATAAATTATCAAAAAACTAAATAATGGCTACTAAAATATCAGCGAAAGATTTATTCGAATCAGAGGATTTATTCAAAGGAGTTCGAGATTCAGCAGACGATACAATAAAGAAATTGGACGAAGTTAAATTAAAATTTGGTTCAATGGCGTCCGAAATAAAATCCTCTTTAAAAGGATTAAAAATTGATAATGTTTCTGACTTAAATAAGATATTGACATTGATTGAAAAAGCAAATGCTTTAAATAAGCAAGCCAATCAAATCGACGAATTAAGATCTCAAGCATTGACTAAAAAAGGAAAAGCAGAACTTGAATTATTGGCGATCGAAAATCAGAAATTAAAGAATAAACAAGAGCAAATAAAAGTATCTAAATTAGAAAGCCAGGAAGCCAAAAGATTAGCAAAAGAGAAAGAGAAAGAAGCGAAACAATTAAAAGATCAGAGTTCAGCATATAAAGAACTTGAGCGAAATACTCGAGAATTAAAAAATCAATCAAAAGAATTAGCCGCTCAAATGATTCGACTTGAAGAAGCGGGTAAAAAGAATGGAGCAGAATATCGAAAATTAGCGAATACTTATAAAGTCGTAACTCAATCAGCACAAGAGGGGGATCGAAAATTAAAAGATATTGATCGGACAGTCGGAGATAATTTCAGGAATGTTGGAAATTATCGGGACGCAATAAATCAATTACAATTCGGATTGGGTCAATTAGGGATCGCTTTTGGATTTTCTCAAGTCGTCGGAGCAACGGTAAATACTCTGAAATCCTTTGACGAAGAAGCAGCGAATATAGCAAAGACGGTCGGAACGACAACCGAAGAAGCAAAGGCTTTATCGAGGGAATTATTAAATATTGATACTCGAACTTCAGTTGAAAATTTACAAAAGATAGCAGTAATCGGTGGTCAATTAGGGATCGGGAAAAAAGATATTGTCGGATTTACTGAATCAATCGATAAATTAAATGTCGCTTTAGGGGACGAATTTACGGGAGGAGCAGAGGAAATAACGGCTACTATCGGAGGGCTTCGGAATGTATTATCAGATATAAAATCAAAGGATGTTTCAGGGGATTTATTAAATATCGGAAATGCCCTGAATGTTTTAGGAGCAGAGGGATCAGCGACCTCGCCCGTTATTTCAGATTTTGCGGGTCGAATCGGAGGGGTTGGTATTCCTTTGGGATTAACTTCGTCTCAAGTTTTAGGATTATCAGCGACACTCCAGGAATTGAATATTACGGCTGAAAGAGGGGGAACGGCTACTCAAAGATTATTAAAAGAAATGGCTTCGAATACAGCGGGATTCGCTGAATTTGTCGGTATGCCTATGAAAGAATTTACCGATTTAGTGAATACCGATTTAATGGGAGCATTCAATAAAGTCGTAGCAAAATCGGGTCAATTTGAGGGGGATACGGTGGGACTGGCTCAGGCTCTTGACGGATTAAAAATTGACGGAGCGGGAGCAAGTGAGGTATTATTAAAATTATCAAAGAATCAGGAATTATTAGCAACGAGAACGGATCAGGCGGGAAAGGCTCTAAAAAATACGAATTCAATTAATGACGAATTCGCTAAAAAGAATGATACGTTAGCGGCTAAAATTGATAAATTAAAAAGTGCTTTTGATAAATATATTCTCGGTCTTGACGAATCGGGAAAAATGACGGGATCATTTGGATATATTTTGGATTTCCTGGCAAATAATTTGGGAACAATAATTTCTTTGATTGGAAAATTAGCGAGAGCCTGGCTCATTTATAAAGGGGTAGTTTATGGATTATTAGCAATCGAAAAATTAAGAAATACGAATTTTAAAGAATTCGGAGCAAATATATTGAGACAAATTCCTGGAACTCGAGCCTATCGATTAGAACAAATCCAATTAGCGAGGGCGCAACAAATGACGGGGACTACGGCTACTCAAGCGGGAACGGCAGTAAAAGGATTCGGTCAAGCATTTAAAGCGATTGGGTGGATGTTACTGATATCAGTATTAGTCGAGGTAGCGACAAAATGGTATGATATCGCTTCGGGAGCGGCTGAAGCCCGTAGGCAACAAGATTTATTCAATAAAGCAAAAGAATACGCAGATCAAAAGGGAAGTAAAACAGTCGAGGACGAAAAGAAAAAAGTTCAGGAAAGATTACGATTACTCGATAAAGAACTTCGAACAAGACGAGCAAATGGAGAAAGCCAGGAAAAATTAGATAAAGAAAGAGCAAATCGAGAAAAGGATATTTACGAACAATCAAAAAAGGATTATGACGCAAATATTACAAGATTAGAATTTCAAATCGCCAATACAAAAAGATTACGGGAGGAGCAGAAAAAACAACAAAAGCAAGTAAATCAGATCAGAATGCGAGGTCAGGGATCGACTGATTTAAATGCTTCTTTAATTGGAAATTTGAGTCAAAATTTACAAAAGGACGAATTATTACTTAAAAATTTAAAAGAAAGCCGAAAGGAATTTAACGACGCTTTGGACGAAGCGCAAGTGCGTCAATTAGAGGTTAATTCAGCACAAGAGGATTATTCAGTTCGAGTTGCTGATAACTCCGATAAATTAAAAACTAATGTCAATTTGCATAAAGATTTAAAAGTTGAATTATCAGAAATTGATTTTTATCTCGATCGACAAAAAACATTATTGAATGAGATTCAAAATATATTAAATGAAAGAAAATTATCTCAATTAGATAAAGATATCAATGCTACAATTAATAATGCAAAGAAAAAAGCAAGGGAAACGGGACAAATTGAGGTCGGAGTTGAGGGTAAAATCAATGCTCAAGGTCAAGTCGAATTCGGAGATATGTATAGCCCCGTTGAGCAACAAATTGTCGATCGATATGAATTGGAAAAACAATATGCTCAGGATCAATTAAAATTCGATCTCGAAGCCATTGACGAAAGAGTTAAAGCGGAAATATTAGCAGAACAAAAAAAATTAGATAGTAATTATCAATCTGAGTTAGATAAAATCAATGATTCAGAATTAACGACCAAACAAAAAAATACTAAAATTGCTGAATTAAATAAAATTTATGCCGATCGCCAGGAACAATTAGATATCGAAAATGCGAAAAGAAATAAAGACGCAGAAACCGAAAAAGTCAAAAAAGCAGAGGAATCCAAAGATAAAATAATTAAAATCGAGGACGCTAAAAATGAAAAGTTAAAACAAGCGGGCGAGGAAATTCAAGACGCTCAGGACGAATATTATAATAAAGAGCAAAAAGATTTCGACGAAAAAGCAAAAAAGCAGATCAAAGCACAAGAGGATTTATATAAAAAAATGGACGATATTGTCAAGGTTTCAACTGATTTTTTTATTAAGCAATCGGAAAGAAAGGTCGCTCAATTAGATAAAGAAATTCAAGCGGCTGAAAAGACTCGAGATATGTTGAAAGAATTAGCAGTTCAGGGGAATATAGACGCAAAACAATCAATAGCAGAACAAGATCGGATCATTGCTGAAGCCAATAAACAAAAGGAAAAGGAATTACGGAAGCAGAATCGAATCAAATTGACTCAGTCGGTTTATGAAGCCTATTCGAAGAATTTACAAAATTTAGAACCAGGGGAAAAATCGAGCAAGGCTCTGACTGATACTATAAAAGATGTCGCTTTGCTTCAAGCCTTTTTAAATTCGCTTCCCGCTTTTGAATCAGGAACGGAAGATACGGGTAAAAATGGATCAGGAATTGACGGAAAGGGAGGATTTCAGGCTATATTACATCCAAACGAAAGAGTAATCCCAAAAAATCTGAATGATCGCTTAAAAGGGATTAGTAATGAAGAATTAACTCGAATTGCTATTGAATATCAAAACGGGAAATTATTGAAAGGGAATAATCAGAGTGGATCGGCTTTGGATTTAGCGATTTTAGTCAATAAATTAGACGAGGTAAATCAAACAATCAGGAATAAACCTGAAAATTATTACGGACTTGGGGAAGTAACTCAATCAATGGTCGAGATAATTGATAAGCAAAAAAGAGGAAATACAATTATTTATAATAGATATAAAGTTCGAAAATGAAACATTTTATAAATGATATTGAAATAAGTCCCCGAAATCGAACGGAAATCGGAATCAAATCTCTTTTTACGGGGAATCCGAATGAATTGGAATTAACGACCGATTCAATTATTTTACCTCGTGAAGCAAAAGACTTAATTCTCAATCATATTCAAAATATAGGAATATTTGAGGGGATTCCATATCGAATACAAATGAATTCAGGGACGGAATTGAATTATTATATCGATCTGACTGAATCTCTTATAATCAAAAATAATGAAGTTGAGGTTTCAGTAAAAAAAAGAAAGGGATTTGATAATTTTAAAGATCGAGCACAAGGAACGACTTTTGAATTAATGGCAAAAAATGGAGTTCAATTCAATACAATTAAAATTCCATATTTTATAATTCAGGACGATCAATTAACCAAATCAATCACTTTAGGGATCTCGATTTATATTTTATCAAAGGAAGCGATTGAAGCGGGAAAAGCAGTCTTCGAAACGGCTAAAGCATTAATAAAAGCCGTTACTCCCGTAGGATTACCGATTCCAGGTCCCGACTGGGGTGCTATTATAATTCTTGCTTTGGAACTGATTTTCAAAATTGCTTATTTCGCTTTGATTTTGATCGCTCTTATAAAATTAGCGGCTCAATTATTTACTTTGATATTCCCTCCGAAAAGAAATTTACTCGGATGTAAAATAAAAGAATTATGTTTGAAAGGATGTCAGCATTTAGGATTTAATTTTCAATCGACTATCCTGGATAATGAATCGGGATTGACTTTGCTTCCCGTTCCTCTTGTAAGAAATCGAAAATCGTGGTTTGATATTTTGCCTGAAGAATTTTTCAATCCTTTTAATAAAGGATATCCGTCGAGTTCCGATACGACTCCGACATTATGGTCGTTATTGGAAACTCTTGAATCAATGTTTAATGCTAAAGTTCGAGTTTATGACGGAATTGTTTATCTCGAAAGGCGGGATTATTGGGTAAATAATATATCGGCTCAAATTATCCCCGCTTTAAATATTCAGGGGGATCGAGACGAGGAATTTTCCTATAATTCGGAGGAAATTTGGAAACGATATTATATTCATTATGCAAATGATTTTACCGATTCGCATTGTATTGACGGAGAAACTTTTGATTATAATTTAGTCGAATATTCGACCGAGCCATTAAATATAGTAAATCAGGATTTGGTATCGATAAAAGGATTAAATGAGGTATCAATCCCTTTTGCTTTGGGATCGAGGAAAGACAAATTAAATTGGGTGGAATTGATCGGAAAGGGATTATTTTTAGCCATTGACGCAGTTACGGGAATATTTGGAGGGGGAACGAATTACGGGAATACGATCGGAGAAAGAAAGGATTGTTTAAAGATTTCCGCTCCTTATTTTTCTACTACAAAATTACTTTGGACTATAAACGGAAAACAGCCATCTGATTATTTACAAATTATTGGTGCTAACGCATTATGGCAAAAATATCATTCAATAAATCAGATACAATTAAATGGTTGGATCTTAAAAGAAAATGCTCGAATAAAATTAACCGATTCTGATTTTATATCTTTGCTTGGTAATAATTATGCTAACATAAATGGATTGGATTGCGAGGTTTTGGAGATCGAATATTTTGACGAATCAAAGGAAGCAAATATTACTTATCGGATTCCGAATGATTATGCTACGGGAAAAGTAAATACTCAAAGAATAGTTTAATAATATGAATGCAGAGGAAATAAATCAAATGGCGAAAAATTTTCAAAGGGATTTTAATAAATTAATTGATTATAATCAAAAATTAATGAATGATTTACCCCCTGAATTTAATGAGCAAAAAGCGGAGATACAAAAGGATTTGGAAAAAATATTATCCTCTGCTAAAAATAATGATATATCAGGAATAAACGAAATAATTACAAGATATGGCAGTTCAAATAATCGATAAAAAATTTACTTATTCTGACGGATCGGAAACCTCTTTTTATCAATGTAATGCGGGGGATCGAGTGGATGTCAGATTAAAAATCCTGGAGCAAGTTCAAGTAATTAGCGGAGGATCGAATTATTTAACTTTTGATCTGCTTCAAAAGACGATTACTTTTGGTAGCGGGAATTGGTTAGTTGAGGGATTTCGTCAAGGCGAACAAATAAGCATTCGGAAATATGATTCAGTAGGAAATTTATTATTCACTTCTCAAATTTATGAAATAGTGAATGTCGAGGGATCAAATTATTCGGTATTGAGATTGGATCAATTAGAATCAAATTGCGTTCCCGATCAAATAAACGGAGAAATTGTCCAAATATATGGAGCAACGGATTATCGAAGAAAGGAAATAGTTGCTTATGTAAATCACGTTCAGAATAATCAATCAGGAAACGAATTTTCATTAATTGACGGAGAATCAACGGGATTTCGAATCGATTTATCTGCTTATCCTGGCTATCCATTTATTCCAGGTGGAACAATTCTCGATATGACTCCTTTTGGAAAGCAGTCAGGACAATTTGTAATCGAAGCACAAGTCGAAATGCTTGACGAATCTCCTACTCAAGCGGGATATTTTGGAGCATTTGGATATGTTTATAATATAAAATTCTCGATCATTCAATCAGGAATTTACGATCAGGATCAATTCAATCAAAATTTTTGCTTAAAATTATTTTCTCGAATTGAATTTGCTCGGGAAGTTGGAGAGCCTTTTCAAAGGGCGCAATGTATTTTCAATCTCGAAGCGAATACGGGTTGGTTTAATGAGCCTTATAATGTCGGATTTTCTGACGCTCAATTAGTTCAGGGAATTACTGAAATCGGATACGATTCAATCACGAATGCTCAAATAATTATCGAAGCGGGGACTCAACCGACCTCCGACATTGCTCTTGGTTTTTCATATATTCCAAATGACGAGGATTATTATAAAAATAAAATTACCCCACAGCAAAATTTAGGAATGACGATTCCCTCAACCCCTTTATTTGCTTTAAATAACTATCAATCTCCGAGCAATCCTGACGGAGCAAATTATGTCGTCGATATAATCAATACAAATATTACGGGATCGACTATTACGATTGATTTATCAATTAATCCCGATCCTTTATTTGACGAGTTTATGTCAAATCGAGATAGCGGAGATCAATTATTTTATGTTTGGGCGAAAGTTGGAAATATAAATTTATTGGTTTTTGAGGGTCAATTAACGAGCAATCCTCCGATAGCGGGTAATATTGATATGATTACTGCGGGATATTACGATCATTCAGGAAATATTACTGATACTATTCCTGGAGTAAATTCAGGATATAATGCAAATATTGAGGACGATTTATCTTTTGTCGGGTCTTTTAAATGGAATTTATATCAAAATATTGATTCATTTTTAGCCAGGATCGAAGCATATAATTCAATTACGGGAGAATCTTTTACTTTAAGTCAAGTTTTTTTCGGATTTGGATCAATTCCTCAAGTTTCAGGAAAATATATTTTGAATGAATCTCTGAATATTTATTCAATCCTACCGACGACGAGTGAAAAAAGAAATGCTTTATTAATTTTAGATCCCTCACTCGATACTCCGACTGAGTATGGAGTAAAAATATATTTCCCTTTTATTTATCGTTGGGAATATTGGCTCGAGCAATCGAATGCGAATAATGATTTTTATCCAAATAATCAGACTAAAAATTGGTTTCCCTATGGAAATACGGGAGATTGGAAATTACGACTTCATTTGGAATACGAATCAGATAATTTGGGGTATGTTTATGACGATATAGTCGAAATAAAAAATTATGATTCCGATCCGAATATATTTCAAAAAATTGATCTTTATATTGAATCGACCAATCAGCAAGTAAATATCATTACGGAGGGATTATTAATGAGAATTGAAGCAAGACATCAGTTGGTTAACGGCTATGCTTGGGAACAATCTAATCTTTGGGGAATGATAACCGCAGAGCCGAAAGAATCCGCTTCCCGATATTTATTGAGCACGATAGTCCCTTTTGATAATGATATAAATAATCCTTTGATTCCAATTTCAGGTAATTTTGTTTCGTTATCTTTCCCGAGTCCCGATGTCGCATTAATGAAATGTTATTTTGATTCGAACAAGATAAATTTAGAAAATGGAGTTAAATTTACAACCAAAATAAAAGGATGTTCAACCAATGTCGAAGCCTATGGAAAGGAAACGACTGACGGGATCGATAAAGAAACGACTTACGGGGAATTAAAAATAATAAGTTAATTAAAAAATATGGGTGCTAAAATACATTTATATCCTTTGGAAAGATTTATTTTCGGGGACGACGATTATTACGATATCGATTATTTCGACGGATTAGTATATCAAACGGCTAAAATAAAAGGATCAGTAATTAAATCAGGAATATTATCAACGGCTCAAACAATTTATTCCTCCGACGGAACTTTAAGCGGGGAAAGAATTATCAATGCCGATAATCACGCATTACAATTTGATAATTTAAGGAAATTAATATTTAACGTAAATCCCGATCCCGTTGGAACTTTTGGAGTCGAATTCAATATCGAGGATACAGGTCAATATATGATCGTCCGAAATGCTACAACGGCTCAGGAAATATTCCGAATCAATGGAGGTGGAGTGAGAATCAATGACGAATATTATTTACCGACTTCGGACGGATTATCAGGTCAAGTAATTTCAACTGACGGAGCGGGAAATTTATCTTTTATTTCTTTACCGACGGGTGGAGATATGTTGAAGTCTCAATATGATCCAAATAATGACGGTATCGTTGAATCGGCTCGAAAAGAAATGGTCGGATTTATAAATAAAACGGGATCGACTTTATTGAAAGGGACGATTGTTTATTTAAAAACTTCCTCCGTTTCTGCTACTTTTCCTGAAGCCTTAAAAGCAAATGCTTCGACCGAAGCGACTTCTTCAAAGACTATCGGAGCGGTATTCGAGGATGTTTTAAACGATCAGACGGGATATATTGTGACGAGCGGAGAAGTCGATAATCTCGATACTTCTGCTTATTCAATCGGGCAAAGATTATGGCTATCGACGACGGACGGATTAGTTACTACTACCCCTCCGATTCAACCAAATCATTCAGTATTTATCGGGATCGTAACTCGATCGCAAAATATAAATGGTCGGATTTTATATGCTATCCAAAATGGATACGAATTAAATGAATTACACGATGTTTTAATTTCAGGGATTCCGAATGACGAGGAAGTTTTAACTTTTAATGGAACGACTTTAGTTTGGGAAAATAAACCGATCCCTCAATCCGAAAATATTTATAATACTGACGGATCTTTGACGGGCAATCGAATTATTGACGGAAATAATTTCGGAATTGAATTTCAAAATTTAGATTTTTATCAGATTAATATTTCCAATACGGGAGCAGTAGTATTGAATGATTTGGTTGCTTATTATATCAATCCAACGACTTTATTAATTTCAGATCGATTATTTTCAATAACTGATACCAATGCTTCATTACGGAGATTTGCCGTCCTTAAATCAGGGGAAATTCAATTTAATCAGGCTTATAAATTTCCATTGACGGACGGATCAAATGGACAAGTTTTATCAACTAATGGATCAGGAGTTATATCCTGGGTAGATCCGAGTAGCGAATTTATCCCAAAAATAAGCGGATTTAATGTTTCAAGATTTCATACTTTTACCAATGGATCACCCACAGTTTTTTATAGCGGATTATTATCGGGATCGATTGGCGGAACTCAATCAGCGTTAATATTAAGTGGAGCGACTGCAACTAAAATAATCAGATCTCGATTTACAAGCACAACGAGTTCGGGGAGTATTGCTGGGTATCGAGGGAATGGAACTGATATAGTTATTGGTATGGGTTGGCATTGTATTTTTACATTTGGATTTGCTGATTTAACTTATAATAGTTCGGCTCATAATTGGGTTGGTTTGGGTAATGCAATTACTTTTCAAATTGGATCATTAACTTTCGCAAGCAGTTTAGGAAATATAATCGGGATCGGAAATGATCCTACTGATTTGAATTTACAAATATTGCATAATGATAGTGCTGGATCGGCAACAAAAATTGATCTCGGCTCAAATTTTCCCGCTAATAGAACTGTTGGATCTGCTTTTACTGGGATTTATTGCCTGGAGTTATTTAATGAATTAGGATCGAATTCAGTAAAATATCGAGTAACAAGAATTGATACGGGAGCAATAGCAACTGGCATTTTATCAACTAATTTGCCGAGTTCTTTTTTATGTCCCGTAGTTAGCCGTTGCAATGGATCTTCAACTTCCATAGCCGCTATAATGGATGTCGCTACGATTCAAATATATACTAAATACTAAATTATGGAAGTAAAAATTATTAAGGAAAATCAGATCGAAAATAAAGTATATTTTGAGATTATTCCCGATAATATTGAATATCAAAATCAATTCATATTCGGTAAAGAATTAGAAATATCAATTAATGATAATGAAGCAATGCAATCAGCAAGAGCATTATTGATTTTAGAAGCGGGTAAAGAGTTCGATAATCAAATTAATATAATAAATGGCTTGTGATTGCGTAAATATAACCCTCACGATTGAAAAATATCAGATCGATATTAACGGGGAACAATACGGAAATCAGACTGCTCAATTAATTCCAAAGGGTCGATTAAATGGAGCGAATTGGTATTTATTATCTCTGAATAATTTAGTCACTTCAAATACTGATTTATTTACGATTTGGTATGACCAACTAAACGATTTTTGGAAAGTTGAATCGGGATCTTTACCTAATAATGGAGGGACTATTCACGTTCAATGGGCGACTCCAATAGCAAGCGAAGTATCAGGAAATATATCAGCGGGACAATGGCAATCTCTTTCGGTGAAATTCACTCAATTTATATCTTTTTATTCAATCCCTCAAACATATATTAATAATCTTAATATTTCAGGGACTTACGGAGGATATAATTATTATCAATGGAATATCGAGGGAGTTGATTTTTTCCTTTATTATAATGATCCGAACAATCAATGGGAGATCGGTTGGATTTTGGGAGGATCAGGCGGGCAATCATTTGGAGCAGTAAAAAACTCTTTACCCCCTTGTCCCCCTTTTGCGGTTTCTCCCGTTTGGATTTTAGGTCAGGGATTTTCATATATTGAAACCAAAGAATGCGATACCTATTTAACGAATTGTTTATCGATTCAATATATTATACCAGGATCGCAAGAATCGAATACGATTGATATAAATATTTATCAAATTGATCCAATATCGGGTGCTCCGACTTATATTTTTGAAGTCCCTGAATATCCAGGAATTTTATTTCAAATTTCAGTTTATAACTGGGGTGCTCCATTTGGGACGGGTTGGACTTTATTGATACCAGGATCGCAAGGGGATTTAGTTTCATTTTTAGAAAATGACGGATCTTTTGTCGAAGCCCCTTATTCAAATTTACCGAATGTTTTTGGTTGGAGTCAGAATTCATATTTTGATACTTTCAATACTTCGGAAGCGAAAGAATGTCCGATTATCCCCTCCGATTGTGATTGCGGGATCAGATTTATATTTACGGGAGATTTTGAATATACAATCGAATCTCAAGTTTCAGGCTTATATAATGGGCGAAATTATTATTTATTATCGTTTCCATTTGATCCAAATTTTATTTTGTATTGTTTTTGGGACGGGGATTATGCTTGGAGAATATCGGCTAATTTGGGCGATCCAGGATTAGCAGTATTATCAAAAAATTCATTATGTCCGATTGGTGATTTATCTCCGTTAGATCCCGATCCTCCGATATATTTTGAATCCTGGTTTATTTCAGGGGATAATTATTTAAAAACGGAGGGAATCGATTGCACTCTTTGTGGGATTGAGGATCGAATTTATAAAGAGTATGATTCGATAAAATTGCCTGATAATTTTCAGGAGCAAAATCGAGGGATAAAAGATTGTTGCTGTGAAAATATCGTTCTCGGTTCGAATTCTTCGAATACTTGGGAAAATGATAAAACTTCAGCCTGGATCAAATTAAATATCGGAGGAACGGCTCAATTCAAATTGTATAAAAATGGATCGGAGACTAATTTCACTCCGACTCCTCAATTATTTATTAATGAGCCGAATGCAATTTTCACGACAATTAATTGGAATGATGTTTTAATTTCTGACGGTGAGGGATGTTATAAATTAGTGATCGAATATAATATAAGCGGAATAATTGGTTTTATTGATTGGGGGATTTATAATTTACTTGCTTATTCAATCCAAAATGCCAAAAATACGGCTCGAGTTCGGGCGATATTTGACGGATATCACGAAATCGAGGGGATCAATTTTTCAGGATCAAATATTGAAAGCACTCACCGATTTTATGGATATATCGGGAATCGACAGCCAAATATGGAAATCGATAATATCATTTATCAAAATCGAGAAATGAAGCGAGTAATTCGAGAAAATCTGAATCAATATGAAATAATTACCGATCCGATTGAGGAATGTCAATTAAAGCCTTTGGTCGATCTTTATTTATTGAGTGAGAATGAATTATTTATTTCAGATTATAATGCTCACAATCATTCATATCGATATAACGATATTCCCGTAATACTTGAGGAAAGTCCCGAAATTGAGTATTACGATTTTTCGAGAAAAGCAAAATTAACGGCTAAAGTTGGGGATAAATTTAAAAATAAAAGAACATATTATATTTAAAATGAAAGGATTTGAAAATTTTGCGGATTTGATTTCGATCTTTATTGGAATGATCGGAGCATTATTAAAGGCGATTAAAAAGAGATTAAAGCCAATATCAACTATTTTGAGTATGATTATAGCGGGGATTTTATGTTATTCGGCTATTGGATTGGTTGAAATGATTTACGGGCATTTATCCGCTCGTATTTCGATCCTGATTGCTTTTATTGTTGGGTGGACTGCGAATGAAATAACGGAGAAAATGGATCTTTTGATCGACGATTTATACGACTATTATTTAGGTTGGCTTAAAAATAAAAAAAATGGAAAATGATCTTTATATTGATTCCCTTTATAAAATAGAACATAAAAATCATTCAGAGGATAGTTTAAAATCGATTGATTCTTTTTTAATTATAAAGGAAAATGATACTACAATTCTGATTGAGACGAAAGAGAAAGAAAAAAAATTGATTCATAAATATATTAATCGACCTGATTTGGGGAAAAATGTATTAATTATTTTAATTATTATATTTGTGGGAATATCAATCATAAAAAGACGAAAAAATGGTTAGAAAATATAAAGATATTGAATTGCTGAATCGGGTAAAATCACTATCAAATTTCAAAGGAATTCCAACGGGTCGCTGGATTTTAGGAGTCAGATCAAACGAGGATCAACCAAATTATTTTGACGATAAATTTTACGAATTCGAGGGGGAAAAATTCATTCAGGTTTTGACGGGAACAACCAATCCTGGATTATCAATATTAAAAGGTGGATATAAACATTATAATTCTTTGGGTGCGGCAGTCGTAAAATCAGATCTTTGGTATTATGATCTTTGGAGATATGGATTACATAAAGGAAAAATGCCCGCTTTGCTTCAAACGGGAGCAAAAATAAAAGTATTCAGGGACGGAGATAATGATTCAAAAAGTGAAGAATCAGGAACAATACAAGAGGGATTTTTCGGAATCAATTATCATACTAATACCTATGATTTTCGTCAGGGAAATTTAAAAATTACTAAATCGAGCATTGACGGGTGGAGTGCGGGATGTCAGGTAATCAATGAAAGGGATAAATATTTATCTCAAATGGAATGGTATAAAGAAGCCCAAAAATCAAAAAAACAAGAATCAGTATCATATTGTTTAATTAAAGAATTTAATCCCTAATAAATGGCTAAAAAAAAGAAAGATATTAACCTGGATATTGATATTTCAGGAAATAAAATCGAAATCGATAAAACGGAAAAAAATACCGATATCAAATTTGACGGAAAGAAAATCGATTTTGAATTACATAAAGACGAATTAATGAAAGAATTAAAATACGATTCGGAAAAATTGGATATAAATATCAAAAAAGAAGCAAATAAATTGGATATTGATATTAAATCAGAATCGGGATTTCTCAAATTATTTGGTAAAATAATCGGAAAATTGATCGGAAAATTTGTATTCAGGCGAATAAAATAATATATTTGTTTGCTATTAAATTTTAATTATAATTAATCCCTTAATTCTTAATGAGTTAGGGGATTTGTTCCTCCCCGAAATGAGAAAGATTCGGGTCTAACCTCGAAAAAAATCGGGGTTTTTTTATTTATTTTAAAAAAAAATATCTCAAAATAGTTGTTTATATGATTTCGAATAAATATCTTTGGTTTATAATTTAAAATTTAAAGCAATGGAAAGAAAATTAATTGATTTGGATGTTCACAAAGCGGGGACTTATTATGATTTATATTTTGAGGATTCAAAGTATAAATATTATATTTCAGGAGTCGATATAAATATCAAAGAAGTAATCGAGACTGATTTTATTAATATCAATGGACAGTATTTTGATAATTCTTCAAGTGAATATATAATCGATATTGATTTAAATCATATTACATACGAAATTCTCGATAGTGAGGACGAAATTATAATACTATCTTTATCTGAATCTGATTTGAATTTTTTGAAAGAAAAATTAATCGAAGAAGTTGAAAATAATATTGATTTTTATTATCAATCGGAGGAATACGATCCCGAATTTTATTCAGAATATTAATTTTAAAAAGCAAAAAAATGGAAAATACTTATATACCGTATCCCGATCATTTGAGAAGTCAAATTAAAGTTTATATCAATTTTTGGTCGAAAAAATCCCTCGGTAAAGGATTAAAAGATAAAGGGGGTAGTTTTAATTTAAACTTATATTTGGATTATTTAGAAGTCGTAAATTCTCAAGTCAATGAAAATGAATCGAAAGCATTTAAAAAATAAAAGGGTTTTTATTGATATCGAATATAAAAGCATTTTTGACCTGGAAAAAATAATCGATCAGATTAAAAATGAAATAGGATCAGGGATTGAATCAAAAGAAGCGATAATTTCGAGATCAGGTCGGGACTTTAAATATGAATTTAAACAATGGTATGATTGTCCGATTCGAGATTACGAGGAAAAAAGTGACGGAGAAAAAATTATATTTGTAGTAAAATCCCTGATTTGAATTGATTATAATTTCATTACATAGAGTCCGAAAGCCATTTGCGATAATAATAAGTAATGAAATATGCGGAAAAGTTTATTCAATATTATATCAGGATCGATATTTACGATGTCAGGATTTAAAGAGATTAGATATTCGTTGGTTTAATGATAATCGATATTTATTTAAAAGAGTCGTTAATAATGAATTCGGAGAAATATACGAGTATAAGCAATTTAAAAAAAGAATGAATCAGGCTTTAAAGCATAATTTTTTAATCAGGAATCAAATTATTAAAGGTCAATATATATGAAAAAAGATATTATAAAAGATCTGATTAAACATCAGAAAATTTGGATAAAAAGCGATCTCCCTTTTGATCGTTGGGTTGAAAATTATTTAAAAAATTACCTCGAACTTGAGAAAGAAAATAGAAATCAAACTATTAAAGAAATATCGGATATCGCTTTTAAATATATTTCCAATCCCTTTGACGCTTTAAATTATTTGAAAGAAATAAAAAAATTTATTCAGGAATCGGATAAACAATCAAATTAGTTTATATTTTTGGTTTATGGTCTCACAAATATTTGTATTTTTACAAGGCATAATTTTTAGAATGATAATGCAAAACCCTCCGATAGCGAAGTGAGACCCGCTATTTTGAGGGTTTTTTTATTCCCTTTTTTTTATGAGAGATAATATGTTGATTTATCGATCCTTTTTTGAAGCAATAAAGGATTTACCCGCAGAGGATCAGGCGGAAGTTTGGAATGCGATTTTTGAACTCGGATTGAATGGAAAATTAGTTGATTTGAAAGGAATTCCGAATACCGTTTTCAAATTAATTCGTCCCCAAATTGAAGCAAATATTAAGCGATTTCAAAACGGAAAGATTCCAAAGAATAAGCAAAATAAAAGCGAATCAGAAGCGAATCAGGAGCAAAATAAAAGCGAAACGGAATCTAATAAGAATAATAATATTAATATAAATAAGAATGATAATATATTGATCCGTAAAAATAAATTTTACGAATCCTTAAAACCTTATTTATCTGAATATAATCCCGCAATGCTTCGAGATTTTTTTGATTATTGGTCGGAGCACGGGGAAAATGATAAAAAAATGCGATTCGAGAAAGAAAAATCATTCGGAATAAGTCGGAGACTTTCTACCTGGAGTAAAAATCAGAAAGATTCAGGAAATAAAAATCAATCGACTTCGGACGATAAATTATTAAACTACGTAAAAAATCAATTAAATAATTAATTATGAATCAGGATTTAATTTACTGGACTACTAAAACGGGAGAAAGGATTTTAGTTGATAATATGGATCTGAATCATTTGAGAAATACTCTAAAAATGATAATCAGAAATATTAATAAAAAAGAAAAGGAAATTATTAAAAGACCGAAATTTCAAATCAACGGAGAAATAGCGAGGGAAATGATTGAAAATGAATATTTCAAAGAATTATACGGGGACGAAATGGAGGATTATTATAACGACTTAAATAACTTTTGAAATGGAAAATAATCAGGATCTACAATATTTGCTCGATTATCGAAACGGGAAAATAATTCGGGGACTTGGAATCGGGAATAAACTCGACGATCATTTAGTTTTTAAAAGAGGGCAATTAAATATTATTTTAGGACACGATAACGTCGGGAAATCTTATTTTATAAATTGGTATTTTTTAAATCTCGCTTTGCGCCATAAATTAAAATTTATCATTTATTCAGGGGAAAATAAAAAAGCCTATATTTTCAGAGATTTTATTCAAATGTATTCAGGAATGAAATTTAAAGATATTTCGGAATCAAAGATTAAAGAATATTATAATTATCTCGATCAATTTTTTACGTTTATTCCAAATGATAAATTATATAAGCCAGGCGATTTATTCAGCATATTTAAAGATTCAGGAGCAGATATCGGACTAATAGATCCTTTTACTGCTCTTGAAAGGGATTTATCATACGAGGGAAATTATAATTTCCTGAATTATACTCGAGCCTTTATCAATGAGACGGGAATGACTATTTATATTAATACTCACCCGACGAGTGAAAGCGGGCGATCAGGAAATATGTATCATTCGGGTCACGATTGGGCGGGTCATATTCGAGCACCTTTGAAAGATCATATCGAGGGGGGAAAAGCCTTTTTAAATCGCTGTGACGATATGATCGTAATTCACCGATTAATAAAGCACGAATCAATGAAATATACGACAATGATTTCAGTTGAAAAAATAAAAGATCTCGATACGGGAGGAAAACATACTAATTTGGACGAGCCGATATTATGCGATTTTAATTCAGGGCTTGGATTCGTAATTAATAATATTGATTCCCTTGCTTCATTTAGACCAAAATTAATCACTCCGAATGAGATTCAAAGATTATTTGACGAGGGGGAATTAATTTCTACTTCGGATAAAATTAGATACGGATTAATCGATAAAAATAAATCAAATGGATTTTGAACTTGAATTATTAATAGCCAGGACTACGATCCTGAATACTCGGGAAAGGATAAAAAATTCTTTATACGAGATTGAAAAAACTGCTCCCGATCGGATTGAATATATTAATCCAATGAAAAATACTATCGAAAGATTGCTTCACGCTCACTTCGTTTACGATAATTTAGAGAAAGAGTTTCGGATCGCCCGTCAGAGAGCGAGCAATTTGGAATATAAATTATTAATTCTTTGGCAAGAAAACGAGAAATTAAAAAAGGAAATTAAGGATTATAAAACTATTTTTGAAATCGGAGAAAATAAAGATCAGCAAAATGCCGAAATGTAAAAATTGTAAAGAGAAATTCGATCCGATCCGATTTAATCAAAAATATTGTCTAAATGACGAATGTATTAAAGAATGGATCAAAATAACAAAGGAGCAAGCCTGGAAAAAAAAGAAAAAAGAAATTCAGAATAAATTAATATCACTCCAGGAATTAATTAAAATGGCTCAAATTATATTTAATAAATGGATCAGGATTCGAGATAAAGGTCTGAAATGTATTTCTTGTAAAAAGATTCCATTAAAGGAAAATGCGGGTCATTATTTTAATGCGCATTTGCATTATAATTTGAGATTTAACGAGGATAATGTCCATTTGCAATGTGAATATTGTAATACTTATTTATCAGGGAATTTAATTAATTATCGGGAAAATTTGATCGAAAGAATCGGGATCGAAAGATTTAATATTTTAGAATCAGAAGCGAAGAAAGAAAGGAAATTCACGAAAGAGGATGTTCAAAATATTATCGATCAATATAAGCGGAAAATAAAAGAGTCCGAAAAAAAATAAAAAAAAAATAAAATAATAGTTGTTTTATTCGAATTCATATATTAATTTTGGTTTATAATTAAAATTTAATATTATGAAAGCAAATCAAAAATTAAAAGCAATTCATTCGGTATCAATGGAATGTATTAAGAAATTAGTAATTAAAGATAATTACTCGGTTTCTGAAGCAGAATCAGAAGTTTTGGAAATTTTAAAAGAATGTTCAAAGCAAATTAAATTAGGTAATCACAAATTAGTTATTGGTATTTTAGAAATGACTTTTTTAGATATTTCTTTGAATAAAGTATCAAAATCAATTATCAATTAATTAAAATAAATAGATATGAGCAGAAGTTATCCAATTTGGAACGAAGTCCGAGCGTGTATTTATCAAAGCAGTAAATCATTCGGAGCAAAAAATATATCAGAAATCCAGGTCAAAGTCGGATCAGGGAGTTCGAATTCATTTGATTTTGTATCTCACGCAACTAAAAAAATTGATTTGGACGATAAATTAATATTCAGATTTTATGTGGACGGGATCAGATTAAAAGAAATCAGTTTCCCAAAGGATAGCAAGGGGAAAGTTGATTTTAGCAATCCCGAAGTTAAATATTGTATCGATTATGAATCAAAATGAATCCCGAAGTGAATAAAGAGATCCAGGATTTAAAAAATCAGATCAAAGACTTAAAGAGAATTAACTTCGAAATAAAATTCGATATTAATCAGATTCTCGCTTTATATGATCGGGATTATATTAAATCAGATATTGAAATAATCGAAAGAATAAAAAAAATCAGGAATTTATAATTATTTGGTTATATGAAATCAAATGATTATCTTTATGTATAATTTAAAATTTAATAGTAATGAAAAATTTATTTAAGTCGTTGGCTGAATTTCAGCAAGAAGTCCCCGTAATTCACAAAGGGACGAAAGGATATGGTTATTCGTATGCGGATCTCCCTCAAATCTTTTCAGTTATTAATCCATTAATGAAAAAATTTGGTCTTGGTTTTACTCAAGTATTGAATACTAAAGAGGGGATCACTTATATCGAGACTTCGTTATTTCATATTGAAAGCGGGGAAATGATTTCGGGCAAATGTGAAATTCCTCGAATCCAATTAGCAAAAATGAATGAATATCAGTCATTCGGATCGGGTATAACCTATTTTCGTCGTTACTGTTTGGCGAGTTGCTTGGGATTAGTGACTGACGTGGATCAGGACGGAGCGGGAGAGCAAATCAAAAAAGAATCAAATAAAGATCCTGAATCAGAGCCGAAAATAAAAGAATTTCAAAAAGTCAAATTATCAGTTCCTCAATTTAATAAATTATGCGGAGCAATTATAGCGGGGGAAATTAATCAATTCGGAGAAGTTTATTCAGTTGAATTGGCGCATAAATTATTTGACTTATCAGCAGAGCAAATCGAATCACTTAAAAATATTCAATTATGAGCAAGCACGTTTGGTTAGTTCGTCCCTCGTCAATCGGGGGACTAATGACTTCAGGTAGAAAAAAAGAGGAATTATTCGGGCAAACGGCTATGTCAATTATTGAGGAAGCAGTATTATTTCATAAATACGGAATTGAGCCACCTGAATTAATTAATCCAAAGATTGAGAAAGGGATCATTAATGAAAAGAAAAATATTGAAATCGCTTCTCGAGTATTGGGTTGGTTGGATGTTGATCCGAATGCTCCAAAGATTAGATTAATGAATGAATTTATTATCGGAGAACCTGATGTTAATTCGTCGATTTTAGCCGACATAAAGACGAGTTGGTCTGCTAATACTTTTCCCTGGTTCGAGAATCCGAATAATAAAGATTACTATTTTCAACTTCAATGTTATATGTGGCTTACGGGAAAAAAAGAAGCGAAATTAGTATATGTTTTGAGTAATCACCCCGATCATATTATATCAGCAGAAATCAAAAGACTGACATATTATTATGCTGATCGACCTTTTTTATTCAATGCTAACTCAATCGACGAATTATGGACTTTAGCAGAGCAAAAAGCAGAAGCAATAGTTATGAAAGAAGCGAATGTCGATCATATTCCCGAAGAAAGACGAGTAAAAGAATTTATTATTCAAAGGGACGAGGAAGCGATAAAATCAATCCAGGATCGAATCATTGAAGCGAGAAAAATATTTGATAAATTAATTGAAACTATCTAAAATGGAAAAAATATCATTAAAAACGAAAATAGTTCGTATTGACGGTTGGAGATCTCGATTAGAGCCGATCAATGCTATATGTGGAGCAAATGATACGGGGAGTTATTTTGATTCCCCTTGTCCTACTTCGGTTGCTTTGGAGGAATTAAATCGAGTAAAAATAATTCTCCGAAAAAATGGAATTCAATTCCGATCAATGATTTTGAATACTGCGAATGTTTTTTGCATAGCGAGATATATTGTGATTCACGAATCAAATAAAGAAAGAGCAATCGAATTAATCAGACATTTGATCCCTGAAACAAGATTATTATATATTTATAACGATTAAAAATGACGGAAACTAAAATTATTATTCAAAGAGGATTAATCATATTTACGAGTGCTTTTATTATCGAAATATGTTCGACTTTTTATATCAAATATGTCAGCGATCAAAATGCTATCGGAATGTTTATTTTTGCCGCTATCGGACCTTTTTTGGGATTACCTTTTATTAATTATATGATTGAAAGCAAAGATTTTAAAGAGCGGTTTATAATGGCGATTTATTTATCAATGGGATATTTATCAGGATCAATATTCGTTTATTATATAATTAATCAGATATGAAAAAAATTAATCGGTTTTTCCGATTTATTCAGAAATTGGAAAGAGAAAAAATAAAAGCAATGATTCATACTGGATCAAATTTTAAATAATAACAAATGAATGAAAATCAAAGATTTAAAATAAACTTAATCGTAGCGATTATCAGTTTAATATTTTCAATAATTGTATTAATAATAAATTTAAATCAATAAAATGAAAACAAAAAATAAAGCAATAATCAGAATGGTATTAGCATTGGACGCATTGGCATATACTATCAAATTTTCGTAATATCTAAAATTAAATAAAATGGAAAAAAGAGAAAAAAAGAATAATTCAGGGGGATTATTCCTGAATAAAGATCGGAGATCAGAAACTCACGCACATATGAAAGGATCGGTATTAATCGACGGGGTTGAATATTGGATCAATGCCTGGAAAAAAGTGAACGATCAAAATGAGGTATTTTTTAGTTTGAGTTTTAATCCAAAGAATCCCGCTCCTTTAAATAATAATCCTGGATCAAATGATTCAAATATCGGGGATTTCCTCAATTTTTTAAATGAACAATAAAATGCGAAATAAAAAATTAGTAGATATCTCGACTCTGACTGATATTAATAATCAAACGAGAAATAAAGTAATCGAATATTTGCATTCGAATCCAAATGAAACATTAACTTCATTCTCAAAAAAATGTGAAGTAGGTCAGCCAAATTTATATGTTTTCATTAATGGAAAAACTTTAGCAGTTCACAATATTGAGAAAATTTGGAAATTCTTTGAATCCCTTTAATAAATGATCCGCTCTGAAATGGGCGGATTTTTTTTGATATTTTTTATAAAATAGTTGTTTATATGATATCAAATAAATATCTTTATGTCATAATTAAAATTTAAAGCAATGAAATTAAAGAAAGAGGAAATCGAATCAATGATCGAGGGATTAGTTAATCGAAGAAAATTAATGAGTGAATTTATTGAGGTTTCTCAAAAATTAGAATGTTATCGATTAGCAGAGAAATATCGTCAGAGATATTTAATTATTCAGGCGGGAATAATTAGATTAAGAAATTATAAAATAAATCATTAAATCAAAGAAAAATGCGAAAAAAAATGACTTCTCAAGCGAAAAGAGAAACGTATTTAAAAAATTTGGAATCAGGATTAATTCAGAGCAAGACAATGAAAGTATTATATTTTATTAAAACTTACGAATTATCCTCAATTTGTAATACTTATGATATGCGAAATTCTTTAAATATGCCTCACCAAACATTGACGGCAATTATATCGAATCTGCTTGATTTGGGATCGATCAAAATTTCAGAGGAAATAAAAAAGGGAAATAATACTTATTCAATATATCGATTCGTTCCCGATATCCAGGATCAGATCAGGATATCAAATGAAAGGAAAAAAGAAAAATATAATTATTGGTTAAAGCAAGGGATTAACGAATATTCAGAATTAATGTCAGGAGCGATATTTAATCTGATTAATTCACAAATAAATTATAATCAAATGAAAGATAAAGAAATCCCGACATTATTTGATTTGTAATAAAAAAATATATCTTTGTTTTAAAATGAGACATTTCAATTACAAATTTATTTTAGGTTTTATTGTAATTCCTTTTTTATTTTTGATCTTTATCCTGGATCGATTATTTACTTTTCCATTAATTTGGATCACGTTAAAGAATCTGAATCAATGGTTCGGAAAGGAACAAGAATTATCCTCGAGCCTTATTCGAGTTATAATTTTGGGATTAATTTATTCGTTAATTTATTGGATTATATGAGCATAATTATTACGGACATTAAGAATATTAAACCGAATCCAAAGAATCCCCGATTAATCAGGGACGAAAAATTTAATAAATTGGTTAAAAGTATTGAGGATTTTCCCGATATGCTGAATAAAAGACCTTTGATTTGCTTTACTGATAAAGACGGGAAATATGTTATTTTAGGTGGAAATATGCGATTCAAAGCACTTCAATCGTTAAATATAAAAGAGATCCCGATTATATTAGCGGACGAATGGACGGAGGAGCAAAAAGCAGAATTTTTAATTAAAGATAATGTCAATTTTGGCGAGTGGGAATGGGATTCATTAGCGAATGAATGGGATTCATTACAATTATCAGAGTGGGGACTTGAGGTTCCAAATTTTGAGGATGTCGATTTGAATAATTTTTTTGAAAATGAAGTCCAGGACAGCGATATTGAGGATCAAAAATTCACAATTACTCTTGAATATAGCGAGGACGATTATAATCAAATTATCGATATTTTGGATAAACGGAAAGGATCAAAAGAAAAAATAATATTCGATTTATTGATATCAGACTCCGAATAATATGAAAATTTATTTAGCGGGGGGAGTAACTGGAAATTTAAACGCCTTTTGGAAAAATATGTGTAAAATTCATTTATCGGGGACTTATTCTCGACCTTTTGTATTTGAGGAATCAATGCAATTATTTTTGAATCAATCTCAATCAATAATAAAAGCCGATCAAAGTCCAATTTTTACCGAAAAACCCTACATTTTGGAATCATATTTTTATTTAAAAGACCAAAAGGATTGGATATTAAAATTACGTCCATATTTTAAGGGATTTTTGCTCGATTCAGGAGCATTCAGTTTTTTTGGAGGTGGAAAGGGAGATTCGGTGGATTGGAAGCAATATGCTATCGATTATTCAAATTTTATTAATAAATATCAGGTCGATAATTTCATTGAACTTGACATCGAAAGAATATCGAATATTCAATTAGTAGAATATTTGAGAAAATTGATTCAGGATAAAACGGGAAAAAATCCGATTTCAGTTTGGCGACCAATGCGAGGTATCGATTATTGGTATAAAATGATTCAGGAATCAGATTACGTTGCTATATCGGCTTCGGGGATGTATGATTCAGGTTGGACAAGAGGTGGAGATTCTTACAAGATTTTGAGAAAAATGATCCAGGAAGCCAAAAAGGAAAATTGTAAAGTTCACGGGTTAGGATATACCGATCTCAAACATTTAGATAAAGTCAATTTTCATTCGGTCGATTCTACTGCCTGGCTTTATGGAAATCGAGGGGGATATATTTATCAATTTGACGGAAAAACCTTGAATAAAATTAAACCAAAGGGAATGAGATTAATCGGTCGAAAAGCCGCAGTTCATAATTTTTCAGAATGGGTTAAATTTAGCAAGCACGCAGAAAATAATTTTTAAATGAAAGCAGTTTTATTATTAAGTGGAGGTCAGGATTCAACGACTTGTTTATATTGGGCGAAAGAAAGATTTTCAGAAATTTATGCAATCGGATTCGATTACGGACAAATGCATTCAAACGAATTGGATCAGGCTAAAAAAATCGCTAAAAATGCAAATGTTGATTATAAAATTTTCAATGTAAAAGGATTATTAGCCAAATCGAGTTTAACTGAAAAATCAGATCACAATCAATTAAGTCATATAAATAAAGATTTACCCGCTTCTTTTACTTCGGGACGAAATATATTATTTTTATCAATAGCGGGGAGTTATGCGAGTGATTTGGGGATTAATGATATAATAACGGGAGTATGTCAAACGGATTATTCAGGCTATCCCGATTGTAGAAAGACGAGTATCGACGCAATGCAAAATGTTTTATCCTTAGCCTATGGAAACGGAGATTTCAGAATTCATACTCCTTTGATGTATTTGAGCAAAGCGGAAACCTGGAAATTAGCCAAAGAATTAAATTGTTTGGATATAATTATAAATGATACTTTGACCGATTATAACGGAGATATGACTCAAAATGAGTGGGGAAAGGGATCAATAAATAATCCAGCAACGGAATTAAGAGTTAAAGGATATTACGAAGCAAAAAATAATAATTGGATATGAATATTGAAAAAAAATATCATTTTTACGCTGCTCACCGAAATAAATTTGGTGGAGAAAAATGCGGTCGAATTCACGGGCATACTTATCGAGTAAAAATCCTTTTTAAATTCGATCAGATTGACGAGGGGGGAATTACTTGTTTATTCAACGATATTGATTTGAAAGTCGAGCCAATAATAAAGAGTTATTGTCACTGGCTTTTATTATATCAGGACGATCCCCTTTGTAATTATTTGGAAATAGCGGGGGAGCAATTTAAATCGCTTCCTTTTGAGACTTCAGCAGAAAATTTGGCTTTATATTTATTTTCTGAAATATATCGAGAAACCAAATTACCAATAGTCAGGATCGAATTACAAGAGACTGAAAGTTCAACAGTAATATATGATAAAAGGATATGAAAGAATCATTAAAAGTCAGCGAAATATTTTATTCGCTTCAAGGCGAGGGAATCAGATCAGGAACTCCGACAATCTTTATCAGATTATCAGGATGTAAAGCGAAAAATGCTTGCTTCGCTATGGGTATTAAATGCGATACTGAATTCGAATCAGGACAAGAAATGGAATTGTGGGAAATCCTACAATGGTGCAATATTACGGGATGTAAAGAGATTACCTGGACGGGTGGAGAGCCTTTGGATCAATTAACGGAGGAAATAATCAAATATTTTAAAGAGAATGGATATTATCAGGCAATCGAGACGAGCGGACTTCATTCTTGTCCGAATGGAATTGATTTTATTTGCGTTTCCCCAAAAGTCGCAGAACACGTTATTAAAAAGAATTTCCCGAATGGAGTAAGCGAATTGAGATATGTCAGACATAAAGGTCAATCAATCCCGAATCCATTAATTAAAGCAGATCATTATTGGATCAGTCCGCATTCAAACGGAAATCAGATCAACGGAGAAAATCTCGAACATTGCATTCAATTATGCAAAGATTTCCCGAAATGGAAATTATCAATTCAACAGCACAAAATATGGAATATATTATAAATACCCCTGAATGGCATTTACAACGAATCCTGGATCATTTGGGCGAGGATATCGAAAGGGAGGGATTAAGAGAAACCCCGAAAAGATATATTAAATTTTTACGGGAATTCCTCGATCCGAAAGAATTTCAATTCACGACCTTTGATTCAGAGGGGACGGACGAAATGATATTACAAACGAATATCCCTTTTTATTCCCTTTGCGAACATCACTTAGCACCCTTTTTTGGATTCGCTGACGTGGCTTATATTCCGAATGAAAGGATAGTCGGATTATCTAAATTAGCCAGGACGGTCGATCTTTATGCAAATCGATTTCAGAATCAGGAAAGGATTACGACTCAAATTGCTGAAAGAATCCAAAAGGAACTAAATCCAAAGGGAGTAGCAGTTCATTTAAAAGCCCAGCATTTATGTATGTGTATGCGAGGAGTAAAAAAGCACGATACTTGGACTTCAACGAGCAAATTATTAGGCGCATTCAAAGAGGATTTAAAGGCTCGATCGGAGTTCTTGACTCTAATTGGTAAATAAGTTAATTTTACAGCGAGAAAACAGCGGAAAATGGCTAATCAGGATAATATCGAAAAACATAAATTTCAGAAAGGCGAATCAGGAAATCCAAACGGTCGCCCAAAGGGGAGTAAAAATCGATCCTCGATCGCTCGATATTGGTTGGAGGTCGAGCAAAAATTAAAGAATCCGATCACGAATATTGAGGAAATAATGTCACAAGAGGATTTAATGACATTGGCTCTGATTAAAAAAGCAAGGGAGGGGGACGTCGGAGCATATCGGGCACTTATGGATTCAGGATACGGATCTCCGATTCAGCAAATCGATCAGACGCAAAAGACTTACGATTTTTCTAATTTATCAAAAGAGGATGTTCAGGAATTATTAAAAGAAAATAATGCTTACGAAGAATGACGAATTAATCGATCAATTAAAATATTATAATGCTAAACTCGATTTTTGGCAATTTTGTTTATTATGTGATCGGGAATTCTTCATTAAAAGGCGATTTTTAAAGGATATCGCTATTGCTTTTCAGGAAATCGAGGAAAGAAAGATCCAATCATTATCGGTATCATTGCCACCACGGGCGGGTAAATCATATATAACGTCCCTTTTTTGCGCCTGGACTTTAGGACGGAATCCCTCTGAATCAGTAATGCGAAATACTTGCACTGCGACTCTTTATCAGAAATTTGCTTACGATGTCAGAGCAATAGTCAAAAGTGATATATTTCGATTGGTTTTTCCTGGAGTTTCATTATCAGACGATAAATCAAATTTACAAGGGTGGAATCTGAATCAATCAAAGCAAGTCGCTTATTTCGGAGCGGGAGTCGGAGGAACGATTATCGGATTCGGTGCTTCAAAGATCGGTATTACTGACGACTTATATCGGGGACTTGAGGACGCATTATCAGATACAATAAATGATCGTATTATTCAATGGAAAGAAGCGACTCACGATTCTCGATTTGAGAAAGGTTGCTCCCGAATTGATATCGGGACGAGGTGGAGTATAAATGATATAATCGGGCGAAATATTGAGAATGATATTTACGATAAATCGATTATTGTTCCCGCATTAATTGACGAAAAATCATTTTGCGAGGATGTTTTATCAACGGAGGAATATATCGAAAAGAGAAAGAGAACGGAGCAATCAATTTGGTCGGCTGAATATATGCAAGAGCCAGTCGATTTAAAAGGGAGATTATTTAATCAGATTAATATAGTTGATTCGCTTCCTGAAATTGAGGGATGTATCGGATATGTCGATGTCGCAGATCAGGGAGCAGATTATACGGCTTGTGCTATTTTGGGAATATCAGGGAATCAATTTTATTTAGTGGATTATTTATTCAATAAATCGAATACTGATATTACGATCCCTATGATCGTCAGCCTTTTAAATAAATGGAATGTTTCGTATTGTCGAGTAGAATCGAATTCAATGGGTGCTATGTTTGCCCGAATGCTTCAAAGGGAATCGAAAACAAAGATTCTTCAAGTAGCGAATTCAGGAAAGAAAGAAACTCGAATATTAATGCAATCAGCCTGGATTCAGCAAAGGGTATTATTTTATAAAAATGGAACGAATGACTGTGAATTATTCCTCAATAATTTATTATCATATTCGAAAGAGGGAAAGAATAAAAATGACGACGCACCCGATTGTTTGGCGGGATTATCGATCTTTGCTCAATCAATGTTTAAAAATATAGCATAATTTAAAGCCCTTTTTTGTAATAAATAATTAATTACATTTGTCAAAAACAAAATAAATGGCATTTGAATTTCTGAATACTTTTATTAATTCGTGGAGGGATACAAATCGATTCGAGGATATAATCAAAAGAATGTTACCGCCCTCCGTTCAGGTTTGGGGAAAGAAAGAAGCGGTTTGGTTAGATACGGGGGACGCTTGGAGATTATATATCGAGATCCCTGAATTAAGAGCCGTAATTAATAAAAGAGCGACAATGATGTCGAGCAATATCCCGAAATTATATGATAAAAACGGAGAATTAGTCGAAAAACATTGGTTATTGGATATGATTCAGACTCCGAATGCTATTCAATCCTGGAGTGATGTTATTTATTCAATATCAGTTCAAGACGCTTTATATTCAAATGTTATTTGTTATTGCCCGATTAGATCATTCAATATCCGTAATTTAATCGTTCCATTGCCCGCAAATAAAATTGAGATCAATTTATCAGGAAAGAAATTAAAGCAAATGGATAAAGAGGATTTAATTGATAATTTTAAATTCACTTATGACGATAAATCGGTTGAGACTATTGAATGGAAAGATTCAATTTATTTCACGACGGCTGACGGAATGAATATCGTAAAACCAATATCGAGAATCGATACTTTAAAATTCCCTTTATCAAATATCCAGGCTTCATATAAAAAGAGAAACGTATTGCTTGAGAATATCGGAGCGATCGGAATATTATCCGCTCAAAACTCAGACATGGGTGGAGCAATTCCAATGACTCCCGAAGAAAGAGAATCGATCCGAAAAGATTGGTTTCGTCGTCAAAAGGACGAATTAATCATTACTGAAGCAAATGTCAGTTGGCAACCAATGAGTTATCCGACAAAGGATTTATTATTATTTGAGGAATTGACAGCGGATAAAATCGCTTTGATTGACGCATACGGATTAAATTATAATCTCTTTTCAAATGGAAATTTCAATGATCGAGGATCGACTTTTTCAAATGTCAGAGATTCAATCAGAATGGTTTATACTGATACAATTATCCCTGAAACCCAACAAATTTATAATTCAATGATTTCGCAACTTGGATTGGATAAAGACGGAT